GCCACGGAGCAACGCCTGCTTGCTGACGGTTGTAAAACCGCCCAGAGTGGTTACAGCAGTTGAAACTGAGTCAATGGTTAGGTTTCCGAACGATAGGGCCTCGTTCTCTGGGTCTTGCTCACCAACGGCAAGAGTGTTGCCAGTGATTGCAGCATATTCAACGGTCATGCCAGTAGCTGGTAGAACCGATGACGACCATACGTTCCAAGATGGACGGTTGCTCTGGATTAGCTTGTTGATGTAGCCAATGTAGCCAGGAGCAGCGTAGGTGTCAGCCGAGGTCGAGGCGGCACGAGCCAACTCAACTGCAGCAGGCTCACCGGCGGCGAACGCACGAGCGTATTCACCAAATGAGCGGTATTTCATGTATTCAGGAGCCGATGGGGCTACTGGGGCAACGCTTGACTCAACAACACGACGAAGTTCTGCAACTTCATCCTGAACCGAGCGAACGTCAAGTTCGATGTTGGAGGTTTCCAATTCGGACTCACTTTCTTTTATAGGGGTTGGGGTTGGTTCGACAGGCTGAACGATTTCTCGTTCCTCATCTCTTACCTCGGTGATACTTGCACCTGCGTAGGCAGGAAAAGGCACGACCGAGACTTCCTTTAGAGAAACCTTGGTTCGTGTGATCGTTGAGCCATCCTGTTCTTGTGAAACAGGCACAAAGCCCACCGAAAACTTGTTTAGTGCTCCATCACGCATAAGCGTAAGCACATCGTTGCCGAGTGAGGTTTCAGAGACCTTAGCAGTGATCTCATAGCCGTCATTGGTCTCACGGCCATCGGTAACTACACCGATTGGGGTTTCGTGGCCGTAGAACAGTTTTACGTCGTCAACAGAGTCGATTGCACCCGGTGCGAAACGTTCAATGTAAACGCCGCCGATGTTTGCATCTTGGCCGTATGGAACAGCAAGACCAACGATGGTGCGTTCCTCTAGGTTCTCGAGTCTCAGCTCGAGGGAGCGTGTTTCAATTTCAGACATTTAGTCCCTCTTTGTTAGCGGCATACTCTGGAGTGATAATGCCTGCGGCGATAGCATCAGCCCACATAGCCAAGCGGTCAGACTTAGACAAAACCAAGTCCTCCCACATGAACTCAACTCGAGAACCTCGAGGTAGGCAGTTGCTGAGTGCGTCTTGGATTGGGCGGGTGTAAGCCTGAACGGTCTCTCTAAAGAACGCAGACTCCTCGTCGACCAAGTTTGAGTAAGTATCGGAAGTGCCGTCGAGTGCGGGCGTATTTCACTCGATCAGGTAATGGCTGATGTTGCTCTGATGCCAGAGCATGAGGCTAGACGTTACCGACTAAACCAGTTCATCTCGGGAACCTCAGAATCTTGGCTACCTGCACCGGTGTTTTACAAGTGCCAGGCACAGGGCATCGAGGACATTACTGGTTGCGTTCTGGCCGTCGATGTTACGGCAACCCTTGACCATGCGACGATTAGTGCCGCCAAAAAGGTTGGCGACAAGGTGCAGACCGAGTTAGTTGCAAGTCTTGTGAACCCCACTGAGGGCCGTTTATACGAAATGCTGGTCTCACTACTGCGAACCACTAAAGCGACCGCCATCGTGGTCGACGGTGGCCGTATGCCTAACCTCCAGAAACGTCTAAAACAGAATGGTCTCCCGCTTTGGTCTTTGTGGTCTAAGGAAGTTGCCGCTGCCGCCTCAACATCGTTCAGCTTGTTTCAGCAGGGCCTGATTGAGTGGAACGGAACAGACCAGTTGCTAATCGCTCAGGTTCCTCGAGGTGTTGTTCGTTACTCGGGCGAAAACTGGTTCCTGTCCAGGCGAGACTCGTTCGGCGACATAGATGCTGTTACCTCTACGCTGATGGCCGTTTATGTCTCGGTGCAACACCAACCAGCCACAATCGGAGTATTTTAGACACGCCGAGTTACTTGACATAATGTCAATCGCAAACATTATCATAGTTAGCGATGGCAAGTATCTGGCAACGCATTTTCCCTAAATCTGAGACCCGGGCAGTAACCCCTGTGATTCCCTCACGCTCTGCGACTTTAGCCACTCCCGAGGCGGCACTCACGCTAACAGCGGTCTGGCGTAGCGTTCAGATACTTGCCACCACCGTCTCCAACCTTGGTCTGATCACTAAGCGTTACGCAACTGGGATGGAAATGATTATTGAGAACCCTGCGTTCGTCAATAACCCATCCTTGGTCATGAAACGTCATGAGTTCCTTTACTCGACCGTGAGCGACCTGGCACTCTACGGAAACGCTTTTTGGTATAAGACTTACGACTCGGCTGGCCGTGTAAACGACGTAGTTCAGATTCCTAGCAACCAAATCTCTATTGAGACCGAGACCGATGCCCTGAACGCCGCTAAGCGTTTCGTTTACCTTGACAAGGTTTATTCTGCTCGAGAGATTGAGCACTTACAGCTGTTCCCTCGTGCTGGCTGGCTCAAAGGCCCAAGCCCGATTGACACTTGCTCCCAAGACATTGTCGGTGCACTCGATCTACGCAACTACCAGGCGAACTGGTTTTCAAGCGGTGGCGTTCCAACTGGTGTGCTAAAGACCGGTAAAGAAATCACCCCTGACGATGCCCAGACCATTACGAACGCTTGGAACGCTAAACAGGCGACCCGCCAAATTGCTGTTCTTGGTAATGGCTTTGAATACCAGCAAATTGCTCTAAAGCCATCTGAGGCCCTGTTCACCGAGGTCTCTGCCCAGTCGGTTCAGCAAATCGCCAGATTGTTTGGTATCCCACCACGCAAGCTAGTAACCGGTGTTGACGGAACCAGCGACACTTACTCAAACTTGGTCGACGAAGAATCGGCGTTCTACCGTGAGACCATTCAGGCATACACTCGCCCAATCCAAGACGCACTAAGCAACTGCCTACCACGTGGCTCACGTGTGGAGTTCATGTGGGAAGACCTAGTTCTCTCCAAGTCTGACCGTCTAGCAATGTGGGCTGACGCTATCGCCGCCGGTATCATCACCCCTGAATACGCCGCCAACAAAGAAGGCCTAAATGTCTGAAATTGAAACACGCTCTCTCGAGCTTCGACTTGAGAACCTAGAAGAACGCACCATCGTCGGTCTCGCTGTTCCTTACGGCCAAGACGCCAACATCGGTGGTTCATACGTCGAACGCTTCGCACCGGGAGCAATCGACTCAATCGAAGACGTAAAACTCTTCTACGGCCACGAAACCCCAATTGGTGTTGTTATCAACGGTCGTGACACCGACGGCGGTTACGAGATCACTGCAAAAGTATCTGAGACCACTCTCGGCAACGATGTGCTTACGCTTATGCGTGACGGAGCACTAAACAAGTTTTCGGTGGGCTTTGTGCCTGTTTCACAAGAACAGGATGGCTCAACGATTACACGCACCAAGGTTTCCTTGAAGGAAGTCTCGGTCGTGCCTTTTCCTGCATACGCAGGTGCAAGTATCACCGAAGTGCGTGAAGAAGAACGTGAAATCGTTCAGCCTGACGCACCAACCCCTACCCCTATCAAAGAAAGCGAGTCCGAATTGGAAAACTCCAACATCGAACTTGACGTTCGCTCGGTTCAGGATGAAGTTGCAGAACTTCGTCGTGTTGTTGAGTCGTCTGTCGCCCCAGTAGCCCCTTCGGCTCCTGACTACATGAAGTTCCGTTCGTTCGGCGAGTATGCTCAGGCATTCGCAAAGGGCGACGCAGCTGCAATCGAATTGGCTCGTGCCGCTTCGACTTCGGCTGACACCTACGCCGCTCCTGGTTACATTGGCTACATCAACAAGCTAATCCAGAGCAACCGTCCATCGTGGAACGTATGGTCGTCTTCTGTTCTCCCAGCAAACGGCATGACCGTTGAATACGCTGCAATCACTGCTAACACCCTTGCAGTTGGCCAGCAGGACCCAGAGAACGAAGCACTATCGTTCGGTAACCTAACCATCGACAGCGTTTCGACTGCTGTTGACACCTACGGCGGTTACACCACCGTTTCAAAGCAGGCTCTTCTACGTGGCTCGGTTGACTACGCAGGTATCGCATTCGACGCACTAGCAGTTGCATACGCTAACGCAACCAACACTGCTGCTAAGGCAAAGATTGCTGCCCTTGACTTCACTGGCAAGGTTATGGATCTAGACGGTGGCACTGCTGCTTCTGTTATCGAAGGTCTAATCGACGGTGTCAAATACATCAAGGCTAACTCTGGTCTAAACGCCGAGTTCATCCTTTGTGGCCCTGCTGCTTACAAATACTTCATGAAGATTGCCGACTCTGCTGGCCGTCCAATCGTGAACGTAAACAACGACGGTTCAAACACCTTCGCTACCGCCAACAACGACCTAACCGGTTCAATCTGGGGAATCCCAGTAGTTGTTGACCCAACCCTAGGCGACACCCTGGCTTACCTAGCAAACTCACGTGCGCTTCTAACCATGGAGTCAAACGGCTCAGGCACCCGCCTAACCGCTCAGGATGTTTCGACCTTGACCGACACGCTATCTCTATACGGCTTCGCAGCAATCGCTGTTCCGTTCGAGAGCGCAATCGTCAAGCTAGACTTCACCGCTTAGTCTGACAAATGGCTGTTACGGTAGAAGAGTTTCGTGCCTACATCGGCACTGATGAAACAAGCGATTTTGTTTCAGAGTGTTTGACTGCAGGCCACGCATTAGTGACCAAGTTTGTTGGTGATTCGGTGGTTCCTGCCACTGTTCATGACAACGCTGTCCTAATGGCTTCAAGCGAACTCTTCTACCGTCGCCAGTCGCCCCAAGGTGTCACCCAGTTTGCGTCTATGGATGGAAACCCTATTCGTGCCGCTAAAGACCCTATGAACGCCGCTAGGGAACTCCTACGACCATACACGTCATACGGAGTCTAAATGCCTGTCAACGAGATCACTGCGTCGAAGGCAGAATACGCTCTTGCGTTGACTGCTCTCGGTCTCAAGGTCTCGTCATACATCCCCGAACGTGTAGTTCCGCCGACGGTAATCATCTCTCCAGGTTCTCCATACCTAACACCGGTAACGGTCGATGGTGAGTATCTTATGAACCTCGAACTGATGGTTATCTCAGCGACAGCTGTAAACGTCAAGTCCACCGAATTGTTAGACCTGGCGATTGAGACCATCTTGAACGGTAACCCTGGCTACGCACACGTCTCAAGCGTGGGCCAACCATACGCTTTACAAACCAACAACGCAGAGTATTTGGCAGCCAACATCGCTGTTGATCTCCGCATAACCCTTTAAGGACACAAAATGGCTATTGCTATTCCTCGAGTGATTGCAAGAAACATCACTCTAACCATCGACGGTGTTGACTACGCTCCACAGGTAAACATGGTTGAACTAACCCTTGGCGATGCCCCTGGTGGCGTTCAGGCGTTCAGTGAAGTTCGTCCAGACGGAGAATGGGCCATGCAAATCGATGCGTTCTATTCTCAGGATGCAGACTCACTAAACCGTCTACTATTCGCTGAGTTCGGTAACGAAATCCCATTCGTAATCAACCCAGGCGGCGGAACCATCGGAACCGATAACCCTGCCTACACCGGAACCATCATCGTCAACGAACTACCACCTCTATCGCTTACCTCGAACGAGGAAGTATCGTTCTCGGTTACCCTGCGAGTAAAGAACACCGGCCTAGACGTTGCCTCAAAGCTTTACTACGGTCTAACCATCGACGTAACCCCATAGTCGTTTAGGCGGCACACTGATGGCTTACAAACCAAAGGCTAACGAGACAGCGGTATCCGTTGACACTCGTGGTGCTGTTAGGGCCCTGAGAGAGATTGGTGTGCCGCTCGAGGCCATCCGTGAGGCAAACCGTGAGTCTGGTCGAGCTGTAATGCTCGAGGCTAAGAAACTAGCCCCAGTTAGTCAATACAGACCAAACAAGCCAGGTGGAGCGAAATACAAGTCTGGTGGTGCACTTAGGGATTCGATTAGGATCGCTGACGTAACCACAAGCGTTCGTATTCGAGCAGGTATGAAACGTATTCCTTATGCCAACCCGGTTCACTGGGGATGGTTTAGGGATAAGAAAACAGGCATCAGGCGTAACATCCTGCCTAACCCTTGGATGGCTCGAGCATTGGGCTATACCAGGGAGGAAATCATGGATAATTATGTGAGAAACATGAACAACCTGATAGCCAAACACAAGGCACGTCCAAGCGATTTGCCACTATAAAAAGGAAATGAAATGAACTTAGACAACATTCCAATCAAAGACATTGAGGAATTGGAACTTGCGACCGGGCACCTCATTGAGGATTTGTTCAAGGCCGATAACAAGTCTCCATATCGTAAACGTGCGATTGCTTATCTAACAGCTCGTAGTAACGGAGTAAAGGTTACTTGGGTTGAGATGGGCGAAAAGACGGTTGCTGAACTCTCGAGCATGATGGTTGGAGACGACGAAACAGACCCAAAAGACGAATAAGGAATCAGCAGGCGAACAGGATGGCCGCATTCTGCATCCAGTTCCAGCAAACCCCTGAAACGTTTTACAAACTAACCGTCGGTGAAGTGGCTGCTTTTTGGAAAGCCATTGAACCGAAAACCGACCTAAGAGGACTTATCTAATGGCAGCCAAGATGTTTGCTGAAGTGGTGATTGCTGGTTCCTACAAAAACCTATCAAAGTCCACTCGAGGTGCCACCAAAGAACTAAATGTCTTTGAAAAGAATGCCAAAAAGATTTCAACCGCCATTAGTGCCGCTTTTGCTGGTATCGCCCTGGCAGGTATCACTGCACTTACTGATGCCATTTTCGACATGGCTAAAGCAGCTGCAACCGACCGCCAATCTATGGCCCTGCTAAACAAGACCCTCCAAAACAACTGGGGTGCTACTGAACAGACCACTAAAGCAGTGGATGACTACATCACCAGCGTTAGTTATTTGACGGGCATCGTCGACGACGACCTCCGTCCATCCTTTGCTAAGGTCGCCAGACAAGTTGGCAATCTTGAGGATGCTCAAAAGGCTTACAATCGAGTGTTGAACATTGCCGCCGGTGAAAACAAAGATGTAAATACTGTTGCTCAGGCTTATTCCAAGTATCTTGCTGGCAACAAAACAGCGTTGGAACGTATGATTCCAGCACTAAAAAACACTGGCAACGACTTGGCTTATATTGACAAGCGTTATGCAGGTCTAGCTGAGACCGCTGGCAAAAACGACCCATTCGCTAAAATCAACGTTGCTCTTGGTGAGTTCCAAGAAAAGATTGGTGCAGCACTACTGCCATTGGTTGACAAACTATCTGCCTGGCTAACTTCACCAGAGGCTACTGAACAGATGAATAAGTTTGCTGACTCGATCTCAGACATGTTTAGTTACTTCCAAAGCCCAGCAGGCCAGACAGCCATGCAAAACTTCCTTGATGATGTTATAAAGATTGCTGATGCTATCAACGACCTAGTTGCCCAGTGGAGACAACTTGAACCGTTACTTAAAGTTCTCGGAGACATAAGCAACGTAGCAAACAATTTCTTGAACCCTTTTGCGGGTGCATTTACTGGTGCCCAAAGCCTCGGAATTATTCCAACAACTTCCTCTAGCAATTCAAGTGCACCGGTATACATCACCGTCAACGCCCCATCAGTTGCAGCTCAGGATGTTATCAAATCACTTCAGGGAGCGGCACGTTCCAAGGGTGTTAGTTTGCAGAGTCTCCTCCGATAATGGCAACTACCTCGAGAACCTACAAACCTACCGATTGGCAGGTGTGGGCTTACACGCCTGTTGCAGGTAAGTTTCGCCTAAACTTCTCAGCCCTAAACGGTTCAGACGTGTTAGGTGGTGCTACAGATACTGGTTCAATCCAAGTTCTTGATTTAGCCATCAACAGCATCCAGATGCAAGACGGTCAACTACCAAACCAATCGGTATTCTCATCCTTTGAACCTGGCACACTATCGGTATCTGCCCAGTTACTCACTTATGATGCAACGTTGGTCAAAGAGCTTTATAACGGCAAACTGATTTTCTTGACTCTAAAAAATGAGGCTGTGAACTCTCATCCGACTTTTGGTCAGAACACGGTCTTTTTCATTGGGCAAATAGATTCTCTTGACATTTCCGTCGATCCGATTGACCGAGTAACCAACCTAACGTTTACTGCGGTTGACGTAGCCAGTGCTGCGATGAACTATCCAATCACAATCACCACCAACGTCTCAAAGGCTTATAACGTATCGAACTCGATTGCCCAGGCGGTCGCACGTGGCGAAATGAGTCAATACATCGATGCAAGTGCTCTACTTGGAATTTTGGGAGCGACGTTCGAGAACATTGCCACCGTTACCAAAACCATGGGTGAGTGGATGGCAGACTATGTTGCCGGTGAAGTCGCAATCCTTTACCCAACATTCGATTTTTACTATGACGGTTCCAACTGGGTAGTTAGACGTGCTTTGGTTGGATCAACTGTTGCTACTACCTCAACCAGTGGTCTCGAGTCATTTGTCGATAGTCAAACTATTGGCCTAGTTGTCTCTCAGGATGGGGCCAACGTTCCAACCGCTTTTGACCTAAGCAATAGCAGTGCCTCTTATTCATACGGAACCACTACCGCCAGCACTCTAAGCAATCCAACAATTTACTCAGCAAGTATCGACGTGCCAACATCGTTCTTACCAACGATTGCTAACAAGATTCTTGAATACACGCAAAAGATTCAACCAACTGAAATCACCATAAGCACAGCTACAACTAACAAGCCAATAGTTTTCGATAATGCTCGACCAACTTTTGCTAATGATTACTATCTACCAAAGAGACTCTACAGAGTGGGCCAGGAAGTCAGGAGCATACCTGGCTATCTTGGTGGGGGAACGTTCTATCATCGGATAGTAGGAATTAGCCACACAATCACGCCAGACTATTGGCAAACCACTTACCAACTATTGAAAGGCCTATAAATGTCAGGCAGATTCGCATTTACAGCAGGTAACACACTTACAGCTGCACAACTAAACACCAACATTATGGACGGCGTTCTCTACAAACAACAGGTTGGAACCTCAACGGTTACAATGACTTCCGCCTCCCCCTGGTCATCAGGTTCGCTAAACGTTACCAACCTAAGCGGTTTCACTGTAAACCCTTATGTAATTGCAACTGGTTCTGCATCGGTTAGCGGTGCCCCATTGGTTGCTCACGTCAACGTAACAAGCACCACATCGTTCAGCATTTACTGTTTTTACTACGGAGCATCTGCAACTAGCCGTGTAATCAACTGGACAGCACTCCAAGCCACATCATCGACCGCAGCAGGAAGTTAAACATGTTAGAAATAACC